CCCGCAAATACACCATCAACGTCTGCTAGTACTGAGTCAAACATTTATTTCTCCCTCACAATACTTGCAGAGATCGTAAACTCGTCATCAGTATAATCAACGATATTGTAGATAGTTGCACCCACGGTCAGAGTGTCGTAAGCACTAAGATCGGGGCCATGTTTCATAATTGCGGTAGTAGAGAAACCCTCGCCTGAAGGGCGTTGGGTAGAGATTATGATAACCTCAACCTGCTGTGTCCCTGTTGTTGCTACAACCCCGCGAGTAGCGAAGTCGTAACTAGAGACGCTCTTGGTTGAAAGTGTTGCAACCACCACCAAATCATCAACCGCTGCAAATGCTTTATTCACAGCGGCCTTGACTCTGGTTCTGAGTGACATTAATTAGCCCTCCACCAAGTTGCCCCAACCCCTCCGGAACCCTTACGGATTAGCGGACGAATAGATTTCATAACAACAGAAGGCTTAATAGAGGTGCGGTTAACATCGCCGTTGGAGTCTGTTAAGCTAATAGAGCCTACAGAAATACTCTCGAAGGTTTGAGTTGTACCTGCCAGCAAGTCTTCATTATTAATGAGATGAAGTGCTTGTTCGTAAACCGAAACCTTGACTCGGGAAGGAATCTCGTCTTCTGCAACCGAGATCTGAGTACCTAGACGGTCATCAAAATAGATTGCAGAAGAACGAGGCCATGCTAAAGCTTGGGTGGAACTAATAGCAGAACCAATCCAAGCATGGTCATCAACTAACTGTGTAGCCGTAACCAATGCTTGTTCCTGGATTTCGATAGCAGCGGCAAACCAATTAGCACTATCAATACGAGTGTCAAAGTATGTATCAGCTTCTACGGCAGTCACATAGCTGTTTGTATTAAGAACTAGTGCCATTAGTCCCTCCTAATCAATTAAGCGTGGAAGATAGGCAGAACGCCAAGGTTCAGAGAGTCCATCTTACGAGCCCAAGAAGCACCTGTACCAAAGTTGGTGTTTGTTGCGAAAGCAGAAGTGGAGCCTGCCCAGTCGTAACCCATTGGGTGCATGACGTAGCCCCAACGATACCAAACGTTAGTGGAACCGCCACCTGTGTAGGAAGCAGCGTTACGGTCAACTTCAACAGGAGTTGGGAGGCCGAGAGAAGCAGCAGCTACGGAGCCCGGCTTGATTACGAAAGTGCTCTTTGTGGACTGAGCGTTCAGGTCATTAAGAGCAGTACCAGCAATCATCTGGTTTGCACGGGATAGAACGATGCGGAACTTACCACCGAAGATTGTTGCAAACTCAAGGTTGCCATCTGTAACAGATGTGTCGTCAACCAAGTTAGCAGCACGCATTTCTGCGAGAACTTCTGGGGAAGTAACCAAGTACATGAAGTCAGGCTCATGGTCCTTGAAAGCAGCACCGATGGAGCGGAACAAACGTTCGCCACGAGCAGCACCAATAGCGGTGGAGTCGAAAAGCTTACGTGCATCGCCAGCACCAGTTGCAGCAGCGCCGTGAAGGCCGAGAGCGTTAACGTCTACAAAGAAACCAGTTGCAGCAGCATCTGCATCAGTATCAAAGTCGATGATACCGCCGTTACCAGTGCCGCCGAGGTCGCCAAGGGCAACTTCGTAGTGTGCAACACCTTTAAGAACGGAAAGCAGAGCGTCATGCTCGTCTTGTGCGCGTACTTCGGCGAAGTCACGGGCGATCTTAGCTAGACCGTCCTGCTTGGAGACAACCTCCTGCATGTTAACCTGCTCAGCACCGAAGGTACGGAGGGTCTTGATGAAGTTGGCGTAGTCTGTGGTTACTGGTGTGTAAGTACCATCAGTAGCAGTAGCTAGTGAGGCAACGTTTACGGTTGCGGAAAGCGGCTTGTACCAGCGGAACTGGCCGATGAAGGATTCACCAGTAGCGTCGATGTTCTGGTTAGCAGAAACAATGCCAGTGCCGTTTAGCTTCTTGGCGGTTGTGTAAGCTTCATCAGAGTAAGCGGAGATTGCAAGAGCAATATTCTGGAAGTCGGTGTTTGTAATAGCCATTTTCTTAATTCCTATTCAGGTTTTATACGTTGAATTTACCTAGCTGCCCTTTTGCGGCAAGTGCTAGGATTTCCTGTGTTGACATTTCACCAATACTTTTCTTAGTATCGGTGGTTGAAGCACCAGCGGGAGTGCTTGTCCCTGCGCCTGTGTTAGATTTAACACGGAACAGGAAGGAGTTATCGTCACTTTTTGAGTAAGCGTCCACGAATTCTTTAATAGAGGTGCCGGAGCTATGAACCCAAGACCCATCTTCACTTTGTACCAAGCTGTCTACAATCTCACGGCGGGCCATTTCACGGGACTTATCGCTGCGGAAGTCTAGACCTGCGAGGGCATCATTCACCACACCGTCGCGGCGTAGAGACGTGATGTCACTTTGGTATAGTTCAAGTTTTGTCCGAGCCTCAGCAAGTTCCATCTCCAAAGCTTCCTGAATCTTGCCGTCTTCTTTCATTCGGGCAATCTCTGATTCTTTCTTGGCTTTTTCAATTTCAACTTTAGCTTTCAGGGCGTCATCACGCTCCTTGGACATACGATCCATATTGGCCTTCATCTTAGCAAGACGCTCTTCAATAATAGATTCGATATCTCCCTCGGTTGAGCCTGCTGCCTCTTTTTCATTTGCAGCTTCCTCTACAATCGGGGCTTCTGCCTCATCTGTTTCGGTGGACTCTTCGACTTGATTCTCTAGATTTTCACTCATGGATTTTCCTTCTCAGTCACAGACTGAAGTTATGATAATTATATATACATTTAGGTCACAGACCTGATTAATAGTTTAGTCCAATAGGCTATTACAAATACCTTATGGTCCAATTCCGTACCAGTCGTATCCTTGCTTAATTGGAGCAAGAATATCGGCACGGGTCAGTTTGTTTGGAGGGTCAATAAGACCCCTTCGTTTTGCATCAGCAATCAGTATATCGTATGCTGATTTAGAAAGACCCCGTTTACGCCAAGCGTCGAGAGTCTTCCGGATCGTATCACCCTCTAGAGCATCTGCATAGATGGTTCTTAGGGCATCTTTTGAACGTTGCGCATCAGCAATGTTTGTGAAAAAAGCATCGTGGATGGTGCCAGTACCGATACCATTCTTACGGCCCCACAAGTGGAACCTTCTTACAATCACAGCGTCATTACTGTGGTTTCCGTTAACACCTAACCCGATAGAAGCATCGGCATAAGCATGTTTACCACGGAGTTTTCCGTCTTCAACAGTACCTTCATAGATGTTTGCAATTTTACGCCCAGTAACTGGGTCAGTAAACTCTATCCGTTCTTGGGACTTGCCACGATACCTTTGCATCATGACCTTGCCATCGAACGTTACCCAAGGAATGTCTACCTCGCTTGTCTCTTTGACATACGTCTTTGCTGCTTGCTTCCAGAAGTTAATAAACTGATCTGTAACAGGGGCGCGAGCAGAGAGGTGTTTTGACATGATCCTTGATATTTCTTCAAAGTCCTTTGGGCCAACCAGACCAGCACGGGTATTAGTCAGCTTCATTACGAAGTCTTCTACATCGGGGTGGAGCTCCCTCGCCTGAGTAAGAATACTGCGCCCAACAGGGGCATTGTTATTCACCATTTCAATAAGTTCTGCACGGAATGCTTTCAACTCAGATACAACAGATGTGGCGTTAAGCTTATCTGCGACTTTGATCTTAGTATCAACAGTTCTTAGAATAGTATTGAGGTTATCTTTTGTAATTGCGGTGTAACCCTTTTTCTCAAGGATTCCCGCGAGCTTTCCCGCAACGTTAGCTGTCTTTGTGGCTTCCCCCGCCAAGTTTTTGTTAAACAGGTTAGTCAAACCTGCCTACTTATAATAAGCTCTACCAGATGAGAACCATCGCTTGATAGTTCTATGGGATACGTCAAGCTGCCGCCCTGCTTCTCTCAGGGAATGATATTCCACACCATCCACTATCACAGTTTTTGATAGGTGGTGGCCCTTCATCATTCTCTTTGATTGTGCTTCTCTTGAGTCTTTAGGCCATACACCTTTAAGCTTAGGTCGCCCCTTGGCCCCTATGCGTTTGTAGTATGCCCTAACAGCAGCCGTTTGTTTTTCCATTTGTTCATCTGTATTCTTCCTGCCTAAAAGCAGATCACTAGATCTCTTAGAGTATTCTTCTCGTAGCCGTTCAAAGGTAGAAGACCCAAGAATACCCCTATTCGCATTCATAAGACGGAATGCGTATGCCATCTCTGTATTTCTATAGAGTTTCCATAGTAAGAAATGTGCAATGTAGTGTTCCTTCGCAGTAAGATAAACGATATTCTCGTTCTCATCAGAGCCGCCCATAGACTTAGGTGTAACATGATGCCCTTCAGTATAAATACCTTCAGGTTTTTCTGTTCTACCATATTTCTTTATGAGCTCATCATAATGGTGTTTGTAGTTCATTTTTATTCCTTATATAAGTATCTGCATGTCGCCATGCAGCTCAGACTATATCATATACACTCGAAAGTGTACCCTCGCGCTTCCACCTGACATTTAGGCGTACTCCTTGCGGATAGTCGTTACACGTTCCCCTCTCGGGGCTTCGCTCGGTATTGTCTCAGAGAGAGTTCCACCGAATTCACGAGGTTTTACTACGGCACGTTTTGGGGAAACTACCGTAAAATTTTACC